GCCGTGCTGAGTATAAACAATGGACAAATGCAAAATGTCTCTTCTTCGATTTTCAAACAATTGGCGAAAAATGTAAATCGAAGGCGGGAATGTTTCAAACCGCCCGCCAATTGTGAAGTCGGGACACACTCATGGTCTAGCTTCTTGAAGAGGAGGATAGCGACGTTCAGCAGGTTTTACATGCTTTCTTTCACCATCCACCCTCTTACCAAAGCGTTCTGCGCGTTTCTTAGTTCTCTCTTGACGAGATTTTCCGATCTTCTTATCGGGAACCAAGACATCTCCATCAACAACCATCTCAACCTTAACAAGCGGTATTGTCGTCGCTTGCATTAGAGGAGGGCACAACATATCGGCCAAAGACCGAACACGCACCATCCACGCACTAAAAAGATTGAAATCGAATGCTGGCATTGAATCATACGCGTACCGAAACATCCATCCACTATTTTCATTTGGGAACTGAACTTCCCACGAAAACTGAGACCACCAGGGCAAATCAGTGACATTCGTCTTGGCTTGGATCTCAAAGGACATAACTTTTGACACAAACTCACCTAAAACAGGTGTGTGCCGATCAGTCAGTGAATAAGCACGTGACTTCTCAATTAGTTTGTCCAATGGAGTAACATTGGATGAATGGGGAGTTGTAACATGAAACTTGCTCAACGCTCTAGGAAGATCGGAACAGCTATTGCTGTCACCGAACCACACATCAGGGCCATAAACTCGATTCAAAAACTTAACTCCCATTTCACCACGCTTAACTACAATGGCGGTCAAAACTTGACCAACCATATTTGCAGCCTTTTCAAAAGCGGGCGGGTACATATCGGCGCTCAACCCATCATCACCACCATAAAGCCCAGGCATCTCATATGCTTCCAGGGGTGTCCTAAAAGCACCAGAAACTAGGGTCATTCGGTGGGCCAAAAACTGCACGAACTTCGAACGAATTGAATTAAAACCAGAGGTGTCTGGTCGCCCAGACTCTTGCTGACAAAATGTTTCATATTCGACACCGAAGGTCGTTATGGCTTTATTGGTAAAAGAAGATGAGTGTAACTCCGCAATTTTACTGCGATGGATAGGCCGGAAAGCGCGTAATAACATTTGAGCCTCCAAATCACGCAACATGGGTGAAACATGTCCATCCATGCG